ACCATGCTGAGGCAATCGCAGAAGGCAAGTACGATCCAATGTACCTCATTAACGCGGTATTGGCTCTGTGCCGAGCGAAGCCGAAGTCTCGAGGAGCTGCTGAATTGGCGTCGTTGATCTACTGTGATGAAAGTCTGCGGCTAGAAGTCCCTGACATAGCCAAGGATCAGCACACGAAGGCTGGACGAGCTATGGGCAGAGGACCGAAGCATTTTAGAGATGTAGGTTGTCAAGTGTCTGATGAATGGCCCTCGCCGTACAAGGGCAGAGCGTTCGCGTTCTATCTGGCGAATCCGCGAGCTGCCCGAGCTTGGCTGACAGAGCGTATCAACAGAGTGAAAGGGCGAAAGGCCAAGCCAGTTCAAGGCACGCTGCTGTAGGGAGGCAGGAGCATGGTGAGATCATCGATCGATGCCAATGAATTCCCGTGGCCACGGATGGTGATGCACCAGCCGCACTATTTGGACAGGAGCAAGCAGTCACCCGGTAGTGGATACGCGATTACGGTGCAGATCCCGCAGACGTACGAGCAGTCGATGAAGGCTGGCCACATCAAGGGATAGTAGTGGGGCACAACGTCCTGGGGCGAGTATGCCCCTAGAGCGCGTACCACGCCCCTTTGGAGGTAGAGCAAGTGGCGAAGAAACGTGGAAGCTGGGCACGACAACGCCAACGCGCCGAGAAGCGGCGAGTGCTGGTCGCAGACTTGATGGACGGCTCGGAGACGGAACGGTCGATAGCCGAACAACTTGGAGTAGGCAAGTCCACGATCCACCGCGACGTCGCTATGCTTGAGGATCGATGGAAGGCGCAGTCACTGGTCAAAGTAGAGACGAGCATGGCCAGGGACATCCACCGAGCCGAGTCAGCCATTGGGTTCATCTGGCCCGAGGTCATGTCGGCGAACCTGAGAGCCGTACGGGAACTGGTCAGCCTGCTCAAGTACAAGGGAGACTTGCTTGGCTACGGGCCCGACATCGCAGTGAAGTCTGAGATCGAGATAGACCCGACGGAGTCGGTGCCGAAGGTCATCAGCCGAATCACGATCATGCGACGTAGCGATGACGAAAGCTAGTTGTGGCAGGACTGTGGGCCGTCCAGGACGACGAGCTTCAGGTTCGCTTTCACGAGGGCCAGCAAGAAGCGTACGATGCCATTCAGCGCATAGTAGCAGTCATCTCTGGCACGCAGGGTGGCAAGACGTCGTTTGGTCCGTGGTGGATGTACTCGGAGATATACGGGGACGATACGATAGGCCGTGTTGGACGGGGCGGTGGAGACTATCTGGCGGTCACGTCCACGTACGACCTGTTCAAGTTGAAGATGCTGCCCGAGATGCTCGAGGTGTTCGAAGGGATCACGCACTGCGCGAAGTGGTGGGCCGGTGATCAAGTCTTGGAGCTACGCAACCCGGTGACAGGGCAGTTCGAGGCGAAGAGATCCACGGACCCGATGTGGGGCCGTATCATCTTGCGGAGTGCCAGTTCCCCAGGTGGACTGGAGTCGGCGACAGCGAAAGCCGCTTGGCTAGACGAAGCTGGCCAGGATTTGTTTCGGATCGATGCATGGGATGCTGTGCTGAGACGGTTGTCGATCTACCGTGGCCGCGTGCTGATCACGACGACGCCGTACAACTTTGGATGGCTGAAGACCGAGGTGTACGATCGCGCAGCGCACGGCGACAAGAACTACCGGGTAGTCAATTTCCCCTCGTCGATGAACCCAGCGTTCCCGCGAGAGGAGGTGGAAGACCGCAGAACCACGATGCAAGCGTGGAAGTTCCGCATGTTCTACTTGGGCCTGTTCGAACGTCCTCCTGGTGTCATCTATGAGAGTTTCAAGGAAGAGAAGCATACGGTCGACCCGTTCCGTTTGCCGGCAGCATGGCCGAGATACCTTGGGTTGGACTTCGGGCCTGTACATAACGCTGGCATGTGGCTCGCGTACGATGCGCACGATGACATGTATTATGTCTATCGGGAGCAAGTGTGGGGTGGGCAGACGACTGTGCAGAACGCGAAGCACGTCTTGGAACTGTCCGATGGCGAGCGGCTGCTCGACATCAGGGGTGGTGGTCCGTCAGAGACGCAAGAGCGGATGGACTGGGCGGATGCCGGCGTCATGGTGCTTGCCCCGTCGGTCGGTTCCGTCGAGCCGCAGATTGACCGAGTGCATCAGTTGTTCCAGACGGATCGGCTGCAGGTGTTCACGAACTGTAGGGGTACGATCGACGATCTGTTGACGTACCGTCGGGAGCTAGACCGAAACGATGAAGTTACGGACAGGATACACAACAAGTCGTCCTGGCACCGTTTGGATGCACTACGCTACATCGGTGCCGAGATTGCCACGCTAGAACCCGGTAGTGTGTACGAGCCGCCCGTCGAGATGGCGAACATGTGGGCCGTTCAGTAAGGAGAATGATTGTGGAGCAAGACGAAGATCGAGAGTTCGCAGAGTTGGCACAAGCATGGCCCGTAGAGGAAGACAACCGAGACCTCGTGCAGTTGGCTGACGTCCGGCTGATCAGTGAGAAGGAGATCGGCGTCGGCCCGATGCTCGACTGGAACGGAAGATCGACCGACCGGTACCTGAGTTCACTGCAGGGGCCCGCAGGCATCGAGAAGATGGCGTTGACGCTGCGCCGCGAGATGGCTGTGTTCATCACGCAGCAGATTATCCTGCTGACCGCAAAGGGCTCGGAGTGGACGTCAGAAGCTGGCGGTGAGACCGAAGCCGACAAGCAAGTCAAAGAGTTCCTGGACTCTGTGATGATTGACATGTCGACGTCATGGTGGAGAGTTGTGCAGTTCGCTCTGTCCGCCACGGCGTTCGGCTACGCTGACGTCGAGATTGTCTGGAAACGCCGCATGGGGATGACAGCCAACCCCGCGATGCCGGATAGTCAATTCGATGATCAGATGATAGGTGTGCGCAAGTTGGCACCACGTCGTCAGGAGACGATCGATCATTGGGGGCAGGATGAGCACGGTGGCTATCAGACGATGGTGCAGCTGCACCCGCGTACCGGCGAGGAGATTGCCATTCCGATCGAGAAGCTGTTGCACTTCATTGGTGGTGACGATCGTGGCAGTTGGGAGGGTCTTGGCTGGCTAGAGCCAGCGTACAAGCTAGTCCACATGCTCGACAGCTATGAGATACTTGAAGGCGTGGGTTGGCAGCGTTCGTTCGTTGGCCTGCCGGTAGCACACTACACAAGAGGTGTGGACACACAGCTGAAGAACAAGATGGAGGCGTTGTGTCGTGGGTTGGTGATGAATACGAACCAGTACGTCACGATCCCGAAGGAGTCGGTCGAGTTCGAACTGGTGACAGTCGCCAACGTCAACGCCGGAGCGCTGAAGAACAAGATCGACGGTTTGCGATGGGACATCCTGACCACTGGACTCGCTGCGTTCCTGCGCCTCGGATCTACGGCCACCGGCACGTACAGTCTAGGCGAGTCGCTCAAGGATGTGTTCGCCAGTTCAGTCGATGCTGCTCTGGACATGGTAGGTGACGTGCTGAACAGGCACTTGGTGCCACGCTTGCTGGCCGCGAACCCGGCCTCGTTCGTAGGGATCAGCGCCCAGCCGAAGTACGTCCACTCGTCCGTGAAAGAGCTGCCGATGGCAGTGTTGCAGTACCTGGAAGCCATAAGCACATGGAATGGTACCGCTCGCGTCGAGGACGTGATCTGGCTGCGTTCCGAGATTGGCATGCCGATGGTGACTCAGGAGACTCTGCAGACCGAGAGAGCAGAGGCGGAAGCAAAAGCCAAGGCTGAGGAAGCGGAGGCGGTGAGGCAAGCACAGGCACTCGTCCCGCAGACGAGCACAGCCCCCGACAGTGAAGAAGACACGGAAGCCGAGGAGGAAGCGTCTGTTCGGGATCTAGTGGCCAACGTGAAAAGGCGAGCGGTCGACGGCATCGCGTACTAGGACAGGAGAGACGGCATGGACATGACTGAAGTGACCCGTCCGTCACGCGCTGTGCTGGACAGATGGATCGAGCAACAGATAGAGCAGCTGTTGGAGTCAGGGGTCAGCCCGACGGACGCCGAGGACGTGATGGCCGAGTTCTTGACCCTCTGCCCCTCGACTGAAGAC